TGGTACTGGCATCGTGTTCTCATTCACTGTCGATGGGGAAGTTGGCGAAAATGATACGCTTATCATTACTGCTCAGCCAGATAATACGACAATGACTGTAGTTACAGAGGGTGGGGTCGCGGAGAGCATTGTTGTTGCGGCCTCTACCTATACAAATGTTACAACATTCATCGCGGCTATAAATGCCGGAACGCCAAATCCAACAGATTTCACAGCAGTTGCATCTACAGACACTAATTCTAATGATGTTCCTGCAATTCGCACTGATAATGCTGGCGAATGGATTCAATTGCAAGGCACTTGTGCGTTTGCTGCCGAAGTCGGCATAAGCCAATGGTCCTATGATATTCCTAGGAGTTATTTGATTGGTTCTGAAGCAGGGCCATATAATTTCAGCACCGCCAATAATCGAGTCGTGTTAGATGCAATTGCAGCTGATGAAACTGTTCAATTTGATTTTGAAGTTCCAGCGGTAACTGGTGCAACTGCGGCTTCCGTGGCTGCATCCATCGATGCCAATGCCGCATATCAAGGCACGGATTATTTCGATTCGTTTGCATTGACTGTTCCAGGTGGAACGTCGCATGTTGTTATAATAACATCATCGGCGCGTCAATATGACCAATTGAAAATGCAAGCCACATTCTCATTCTTGGCTTGCTTGCGATTCGCAGAGGAAATTGGTGTCGTTTTCCCCTACACCCTGAATTACAGGTCATTCTGGGATTCCCGCGTAGAACTGCCTGCTGGCAGCACTACAACTCCAGCCCTACCGTTGATTTGCGAAACTGCACCAGGCGGTGACCAGTGTGCGTTAGACACCGATTATTATGCGAATATTGTCGGATGGTTTGTGGCGAAATACGCTGGTGAGTGGATTGACAATTACACTATAGATCTGGCAGTGTTCACTGAAGGTGTAGGAGACGCTGCTGGACGATTTAAAATCACAGTTAAGGACTTAAATGGCCTTGATATAGATGTGGTTGAAGATGTAAGCTTTGACCCAGCCGAAGACCGTTATATCGCTAATGTTGTCAATGAAGATTCGACGATTGGCGGCGTTAACGGGAACGCGTTCTATAGTTGGGAACAGAGGCCCTCATACTTAGGCACAGATGACCGCATTCCTGCTGCTTTTGCAAGCCGAGAACTTGTCGGTGGTGAAAACGGCATCCCAGCGGATGCTGAAGATAGCACCGCATTGGATAATGAGGTTATTGGCAACCCATCATTGTCGACCGGCATTTACGCATTCCAGAACCCGGAATCATTTGATTTCAACCTTCTCCTGATTCCTGGATTTGCTAGTGGTCCTGTTATTGCCCAGGCTATCCAGTTCTGCGAGAACCGTGGTGATGTGCTTTATCTAGTAGACCCGCCATACGGCCTCAGGCCGCAGCAGGTAATCGATTGGCACAATGGAATGCTGACTAGTGATTTAACATCAACGCTCAATACGAGTTATGGTGCTTTGTACTGGAGTTGGCTGAAGATTAATGATACATTTAATGGCGGCACGATTTGGGTTCCGCCATCTGGTCATGTTGCATCGGTCTTCGCTCGCACAGAACGTGAGACGGAAACGTGGTTCGCTCCTGCTGGATTGAATAGAGGTCGTCTGCTGAGTGCCCTTGATATTGAGTACAACCCGACGCAAGGCGAACGCGACGCTCTATATGGCAGTGGTAATGCTGTCAATGCAATCGTGAACTTCACGAATCAAGGCATCACAATTTGGGGCCAGCGCACGCTGCAACGTACTTCGACTGCATTGGACCGTGTAAATGTCAGAATGCTGATGATTTTCCTGAAGAAGAATTTACAGCGTACTCTGCGGGCGTTTGTTTTCGAACAGAACGATGAAACGACTAGAGACCAAATTACTGCTATTGTGAACCCATTCTTGGCTGATATCGCCGCTAGGCGTGGTTTAACAGCTTACAATGTGGTTTGTAATGAAACCAATAATACGCCAGAGCGAATTGACCGACACGAGTTGTGGGTCAGTGTTTTCATTAAACCTACTCAGTCTGCTGAATTCATAGTGTTGAATTTGGTTACGCTGAGAACTGGCGCTAATTTTGGTGCCCAAGAAGTACTAGCCGCTGGTGGCGTAGTACTATAAGATTAAGATAAGGAGCTACTATGCCAGGTTTTAATATTAATGGTGCTGAAGGTGCCAATGCCCCTAACTCAGTTGCTGAGGTTAGGCGTACACATAGATGGATTTTTACAGCGATTGGGACATTAGAGAACAAGGTTCGGTTGGTATTAAAGACCGCCTCTAGGCCATCACTTACATTCGAAGAGCCAGCAATGCACCACAACCAGGAACAAGTTTACTTTGCTGGTAAACATACCTGGGAACCACTATCTCTTTCGTGGTATGATGTTGAGCAAGACCCTGATGTATCTAAGGCGATGTTTGATTGGGTTGAGAGATGCTTGAAAATACAGGGTGCTAACTCTATGAAAGTAGAGACTCCTACGGATTATAAGAGGCCAGAATGTAAGCTTCAAATGATTGATGGTCAGGGTACGAAATCTGAAGAGTGGAAAATTTATAATGGTTGGCCACAAGCTGTTAACTGGAATGCACTTGATTATAGTTCCAGCGATTTGCAGTTAATCGAAGTTAAATTCCGTTATGACCGTGCCGAACGCATACAAACATAATAAATGAAATGATATGCCAGGTTTTAACATTAATGGTGATGGTAAAGGTCCTTCTTCCCTAGTAGAGGTTGTACGTACCCACCGCTGGCGTCTTGAATTTTTACAAATTCAGGGTTTGAGAGATATCCAACAATATGCTTTATCGTGTCAACGTCCATCTATGGAGATTGACACGATAGTTATGCATAACGGGCAAACTCGTATCAACTTGCCGGGGAAATACAAATGGAATCCTATAAATGTAAAGTTTTATGAGGTTCTTACTTCAGGTGGTACTACAGCCCTTAAGATATTTGAGTATTGGTCTGAAAGTGCACGTGCTGTTGTGAACTTTAATACGAATACAATTAACCCAGAATTTAGGTCTTCAAATACTAATATATCCTTAGAAGATGGTGCTGGTAATTGGCAGCATTTATATGTATTACAAAATGCATGGCCGTCGAAAGTTGCCCCAGCTGATTTGACTTATAGTAGTAGTGATATTGCGACTATACAAGTTACGCTTACTTATGACTCAGCTTTAGAACATAGCCAAGCAGTGGGGATATTATAAATGCCTGGTTTCCAGATATCTAATCATCAAGTTGGTCAGAAGGCGCTGCCTTCGAAAGTTGTCTATACTTATACGTGGGAATTTGGCCTTCTTGTTGAAACAAAAACGACAAATTTATATCTAAAAGATATAAGCCTCCCAAGTTATTCGTTTGATACTGATACTATTAAAACTGGCCATGCCCAATATGAATTCGCTAAAGGCATCAAGTGGCAAGATGTAAAATTGACTTTCTATGATGTTAATGGCTGGGGGCCGCAACTAGAGGAATTATCTAAGAAAATCTGGAGCCCAGATACTGGTATACAATTGGCCAATGATTATATGGGTGAAAGCCATATAAATGTATACTACTCTGATAATACCCCTGCATATATTTGGAAACTTTTTAATAGTTGGATTAAATCCGTTTCATTTTCTAAGCTTACATATGAGTCTAGTGGGGTCAATAATGTTAGTGTGACGCTGGCCTACGCCTGGGCTGAAATTGACCATTTGGAACATGGCACGTTCACACCCACCAGCTAGCTTATCCAACCATTTTATCCCTCATGAGTAAATAGAACGCAAGGAGACTAATATGTCTGAACAAGAAAGTTCTAGTCCTAAAGAAGAAATTATAATCGCCTCATCGGCTTCAGAAGAAGCTCCAGCTCCAGAAGTCAAGACTGAAGCAGCGGAAACGTCGCATTCCCACCCGGATTTATCTGAAAAGGTTAAGGGGGCGGCAACGGCTGCTGATTTGTTGAGCGAAATTGTCCAGATGGCAGAGGACGATTTCATTCCATGGGAGGAAGTTACACTCCCGAGTCAAGGTGTATATTATGGCGACCGACTGCCTGGTGGACTCGTGCGTGTGAAGGCCATGGGTATTCATGCTGACAAGATCTTAGCAACTCAAAGACTTGCACAGACTGGCCAATCTATTGATTATCTGTTTAAGCACTGTGTCCAACTTACTGATGGATTTGATGCGAAAGACTTATTATCTGGTGATAGAATCTTCTTGTTATATGTGCTTCGTGGTATTACACATGGCAATATTTATGAATTTATCATGAAGTGCCCAAATTGTGAAACTAGCAGCATGCAGTCGTATGACTTAAACGAATTGGCTGATACAATTACTGGGCCGGACCCATCAATAGGAGAAGAGCCATTCAAAGTAATTCTACCATATATGTCAGAGGTTCTTGACAGGAATGTATGGGTCAGAGTCAGGCTCCTGCGTGGTAAAGATGTGTCGCAGATGGCGAATAGGCAGAAATTCAGTAAGCGTGTACGGGCTGGTACTGTTGGTAGGAAGCGACCAAGTCGTGACATTGTAATAGACCAGACAATAACAGAAAACCTGGCGTTGGTTATTACAGGCTTTGGCGGCGATGGTGCTGAAGGCGAAGTTCACGATGAAAGCAAGATTAAAGCACTAGTTGATAGGATGCACGCTAAGGATACCGCTACAATTAGAGGATTCCTGCGTGATAACGCACCTGGCATCGACACAATGATTGAAGTCGAATGCCCAGAATGTTCATTCGAATATAGGGCCGATTTACCTATTACTGAAAGCTTTTTTCGTCCAGCGGGCGACCAACAGCCCGGAAGAGCTTGATAACGAATACGAACATATCATGCAACAGATGTTCCAGCTGAAAATGCATGGGCATCTTTCGTTCCGTGAGATGGATTCGCTTACCGCCGAAGACCGTTCGTGGTGGATGGAACGTCTCAATAAGTATAACGAAGAGCAAGAGCAAGCCAGCAAAGGGTCTAAGACGCCGTCTATGCCGTCTATGCCTTCTACGCCTTCTAAGCCTTCTATGTCGCGTTGAATCAAGCATAATTCAAATATACAGCAGTAAGGAAGAATTATGGCTACATATAATCGGATTTCAGCTAGGCGTGGACAGGATGTAAATCTTGATGCGACATTTTATCTTGGGGGTCAGCCTGCAGACCCTTATGCAATTTATCGTGTGGAGATTTTTAGGGGTAGTGTAGCATCGGAGAATATTGTCGATGTTATTACCATATCAGCTCCTGATTCATCAGAATATCCATCACCGTTGATTCGCCAACCAGACTCAGATGCTGGAGATGCTATATGCCCTACTCCGATGGGAGGCGCGTGCGAAGATGTGACGGGCGGTACTGATTCAGATGAGGGGCGGTTTAGATTAGTGTGGACTGTGCCTGATGACGCAGTTGTGCCGGATGTTTATTTTGACGTTTGGTATTTTTACTCATCTGACCCTGGCGGAGCCTTATCTGCTAGCACAGATGAATTACTAAATAAATGCAACAGGTTCTGGGTTTATCCTGAAGGTTGGTATGTGGATGGTGGTTTGTCTACTGTCAATTTTGGTTTTGAACCACTTAATATTAAGTTTAATAAACCAGAACGTAAGCCTCTTGAAGTCGGCATCATGCCGCTTCCGTTATATGACTATGACTACAATTTAGTTGCTCCGCTTATTCCGTATTTGGTTTCTACAATCTCAATTTGGACTGATTCTGGTGAACCGGTCATATCAAATGCACCGTGCACCATAGGCACACGACAAGGTGCATTTAGGAGTAACCCATGGGTAATAAAGTACATGATAAATACGTGCAATTTTTTTAATGGTACGTATAGGTATAGAGTTCAGGTTGCATTGCCTGATGGAACTACACGCGTTAGCGGTGACTTTTTCTTTACGGTGTCATAATGAGTATGTCAAACTACCTCGAAGAGGCTATTATTAATCATTTGCTGCGTAATATAGCATATACTCCCGCAGCGACAGTATATGCTGGTATTTTGAGTGCATCGCAAGATGATGGCTCAATCCATACTGAGTTTGCCGGGGGTAGCTACGCTAGGCAGCCTGCTACTTTTGACGCTTCAGTTAATGGGTCTATATTAAGCAATGCTGATATTGTGTTTCCAACAGCGACTGCTGATTGGGGCACGGCTAGATATATCGGCATATTTGATTCAGCAGTGGCTGGGAATTTATTGTGGTGGGGGCAGATGCGTGTCGGAAAGTTTGTCGCCACAAGCGCTATTTTTACGATTGAAGATGGCGAATTAGAATTAGATGCCGGTGGGGCATTCAGCTTATATTCTAGAGACGGTGTATTGAATATGACGCTGCGAAACGCGGCAATCCCATCACCTGTTAACACCTGGATTGGATTGGGCACAGCTACCAGTGCTTTAAACGCCTCCATCTCTGAGCCTTCAAGTGGATATGCTAGAGTACAAGTGACATCAGGAACTGGCTGGACTGTTCTTGGTTCTGGTGTTTTAAGGTTAAATTCTCCGACAGCTACGTTTAGGTCGGTTGGGGCTGATTGGGGGGCGATGACAGATGTTGGAATATTTGATGCTGTATCTGGAGGCAATCTATTGTTTGCATTGGAGTTAGACCCTGCAAGGACAATTTATGACGGCGACGGAATGGTATTCGACCCAAACTCTATTATTGTTCGAGTTGAATAAATGGCTATCACTGGATTGACAGTTAGTCGTGTGCCAACTGGCGATATAGATGAAGGCTCATCTATAGCACTTACTGTGGCGTGGACCAATTCGGTTGCAGGTACTCATACAGTTGCGATTACATGGGGCGACGGAGATTCCGGGACTTTTTCAGTTCCAAATGGTTCCCCTTACAGTGAGATTTATTATCATGTCTATCGTGACAATGGTCTTTTTAATATATTAGCCAATGTATCTTCGGGGTCTAGTTCCGCTTTAGATGGGCTGGATGTTACAGTTGATAATGTTCCGCCAGTGATAAATTCTGTGGCTGGCGACTTGAACAATAGTGATGGTATCGTAGATGTTTTGTTTACTTTTTCAGATGTTAGCGACCGCGATACTACTGCTGGCCATACTGTAGTTATAAATTGGGGTGATGGGTTAAGCGACTCGTATTCACTTGTGGCCGGGACATATACTCGTAGCCATACTTATGCTTCATTCCCCAGTGGCTCTTTGTCGTATAGGCGGCGATTGCGATTAACTGTTACTGATAAAGACAGTGACAGCGACACTGAACTATTTTATCCAGTTGTCACATATTATGATGATGTTGATGATACTGGGTTAGGGGTGACTGATTTTTATGGTATAGTCACATATTACGATGACCCCGATGATACTGGAATTGTTGACCCCTTTTTTGATGGTATACCGTTTTACTCCTTTGATGCAGAAGGTGAAGCATCTAGTACTTTTGTATCGGCTGCATTAGTTGGCCATGCGTCAGTATTTATTGTCACAGCAGACGCTGAGTGCGATAAAATAGGCAATATACCATTTACGCAATTGGTCCCATCAGAGTAAATTATGACCACAGTAGCACAGAATAGATGGATTGAGTTGATTACGATTGAATCCGATACGGAAGTTGTCGGAACTAATCAATATCCATATTTAAAACTACAACGATACCTATATAATCCGGCGTTATATAGCACTTTGAAAGTTCAGCAATTAATATGGCGGCGTGGTCTTAATATGAGTGATTACAACGCTTTTCTGTTGCACGATGGAACACTCAGCAATGTTCTGCCTGCTTATGACTGCATAGCATGTAATTTCATAGGCCCAACTATTGTTGCCATTAAGAAGGGTGTTGCGGCTCCTTTAACACGAATAATGAATAAAATCAATAGGTCTGGGATTCTCCCACAACGTGTACAGACGATATGAAATATAGAAGATGAGGAGATATAAATGGCCACATCGAATCGTAAACGCAGACGTAAGCAGTCAGACGACCCGATGTGGGACATTCACGAGAATAATATAGATAGGCTGAACAGGCATATCTGGCTCGCTGGTGAAACAAACGCAATTGAACCTGGCGATGAACCTGGCGTTGAATATCAGATGTCTACGAGACTTATCAAGAATTTACATATTCTTTCGTCTGAAAACAATAAACCAATTCTTATTCATATGAAAACTTGCGGAGGGTATGTCGAAGAGGGGCTAGCGATTTATGATGCCGTTAAGTGTTGCCCTTGCCACGTTAGGATTTTGTCATATACGCATGCTCGTTCTATGAGTTCTTATATTCTCCAGGCTGCTAACCATCGGGTGTTAATGCCTCATTCTTACTTTTTGTTTCATCGTGGGACCTTTGCGATAGTGGACCGGCTCTTACCCGTCCAAACCGCTGTTGAGTGGGGTAAGAAAGTAGACGACTCGTTGATGCAGATTTATGTCGACAAAATGAAAGAAGAAGGCAAATTCAAGAAATGGGGCAAGCAGCGAATAATCAATATGATGGTTGGTCGAATGAATTCGGAGACGGATGTGTATTTAACGCCGGAAGAAGCTGTGTCATGGGGATTAGCTGATGAAGTGTTCGATGGTGATTGGGATTCTATTTTGCCATAATTTGCAATATTGAATATAAACATCACTCCAGTCAAATATAATAAAAATTTGGAGTGATGTTTATGAAATGTGTATCTTGTAGGAAGAATTTAGCAAGACCAGGTAAGAAAAAATGCCAAAAATGTGCTGACAGGCATAATAAAGCAATTAAAGAGAAGAGGGCAAATAGAATTCGTAATGGTTTGTGCACGTATTGTGGTGAACCTACGTCTTCGACTCAATTATGTGAGAAATGTAAAGATAGACATAATAAGTCTGGGCGTAAAAGGCGTGCTAAGAAAAAAGTATTTGGAATTTGTATAAATTGTGGTAACAAATGTTCAGGCCGGAGATGTGATGAATGTACGGCTAAACATAATGCTTGGGCGGCAGCTAGATATAAATCTAGAGCGTTGGACGGAATATGTGTTAGGTGTGGTAAAAGCCGAGCAGAGGTTGGCAAATTATGCTTTGCTTGTTCTAAAGACCATGCTAGTAGAGCGAGAATCAGAGATAAGAAAAGAAAGTTAGTTGTATTTGAAGCGTACGGTGGTCCTGTTTGCAATTGTTGTGGCGAAACAATTTTAGGATTTTTAACTATAGACCATATTAA